CCGAAGTACTATGAATACTTCTGTGCTTTTGGTTTACTCTTAACTCTTGTATGGCTCTATATCGAGATTTTAAGACTCTTACAGATGATTATGGCTATGTTTGGCAATGATGATTAATAAGTTATAAAATAAAAGGTTACTTCTTTGAGAAGTAACCTTTTTTTATACATTTTATTTTAATTTTATACGTATTTGAATAATCATAGAATATTATTCTTTAAATATATATTTTTAATTTGTTGCCATTTTGTTGCCATTTTTTGACATGTATTTTTCAAAGGTTATAGCTGCGTTTATTTTTGATTTTTTTGTAATGTGAAGATAGATTTTTTGTGTTGTATTATTATCTTTATGCCCAAGTCTATTTTGTATTATTTCTAAAGAAATACCAGCTTCTGATAGAAGAGATACATGAGTATGTCTAAATATATGAGAATGTAATTTAGGTATATTAAATTTAATTCTCATTCTAGTAAAAGTAGATTTGATAGAAGTTGTTAAAATGGGAAGCTCTTTATTTTCTTTGGCGTAATATTTTGTAAAGACAAAATCGTCTTTAGGATAGTTATTCATTGTTTTATTTAATAGTCGATTTGACAATTGATAGACATGCCATTCTTTTAATACAGAAATTGTATCATTTCCGATAGAAATAGTTCTAATACTAGATAAAGTTTTTGGTGTATCTTGACGAAGCCATATATTTTTATTTTTTGAGTACATAGTAGGATTTATAATAATTGTTTTATTTTTGTAATCAATATCACTCCATCGCAGAGCAGATAATTCACCTAAACGCATACCTGTATATGACATTAAAAAACAAATATAATACATATATGGTGAGCTTTTATATGATTTTACAATTTTTAAAATATGAGATAGTTCTTCTTGATTAAAGTATAAATCTTCAGTAGAAACTATTTTTTTTATAGAAGATTTGGGCAAGGCAATATCTTTTGTAGGATTTGTGGAGATAAGTTTTAATTTATAAGCTGTTTTTAAAATATGTTTAGGATAGAAGCTATTATTTATAATGCTTTTTTGAGGTTGGGTTTGGGCCAAGAATAATAAAAATTTTTGCCAATAGAAAGGTGTAATATCTTTTAATTTTATATTACCAAAGAATTTTTTAGCAAATCGTAATCTATTAGATATTGTTTCAATTGATGTTGGTTTTAGGTGTGCAGTATGTGTAGAAAACCATTTATCAATATATTCGGAAAAAGTAATATTAGATTCGATAATATTTTGGCCAAGTAGAAGTTTATTCAGTATAGGTTGAGCAGCTTGACGGGCTTCTTTGGCGGTTTTAAATCCACTTTTAGATATTCTTTTTCTTTTTCCTGTTATAGGATCTAAGCCTGCTTCTATACTATAAGCATAAGTAGTACGCTTTTTTCCTTCTCGTTTAAAAATTCGTATTTTTCCTTGTGTTGCCATTGTATAATTCTCTCTTTCCAATGGCGGGAAAGTTTTTTGATAATCCATATTATGTGATATATAATTATCTAGTCCAGTTTATTGATTCTCATAGAGTAGTACCAAGAAATATTATCAAATACATTTCTTGGTACTATTTTTATTATACATAAAAAGTAATTGAATAGTAGTATTTTATGAAAAAATGTCAAATTTAATGAAATAATATATAAATTTGTGAAAAAAATCACTTATATGTTAAAATAAAAATATATAAGGGGAGATGGAAGATGACTAATAAACTGGAACAAAAAATCTTGGATTTAAAAAAAGAGTATCAAAAAAAAGAATATCATAATAGTGATAAAAATATTGATGATATTGATAAAAATGTGATAATTGATCAAGCAAATAAAGTTTCTAATGAAGTATTAAATGTATTTTTTAAAGACGAAGAGCCACCTTTAAAAATTGCTAGTTTAATGAAAAAATTAGGTTTTGATTTATTTAAAAATAGCCAATTTCCTCAAAAAGAGTTATCGGGATTATTAGCTTTAAATTTAAAAGAAAAATTAGCTGGAAAATATTCTAATAGAGTAATTATAGTAAATGGACAAGATAGTATAGGTCATCAAAGATTTACTATAGCACATGAATTAGCACATTATATTTTTGATGCTATTGAAGATAAAGAATATTATGAAGCGTATTATAGAACAGATGAAGAAAATACAAAGAAAATAAAAGAATATAGAGCTAACAAATTTGCTGCTAATCTTTTAATGCCTGAAGATATATTTAGACGAAAATATTATGAGCTTTTAAAAGAATATAAAGATATAGATCTAGTAAAAAATGCTTTAACAGTAATATTTAAAGTATCTTATACAGCTGTAAATTATAGAATTGATGAATTGGAATTAGGTTTATAAGATGGATAATGAAGATAATTTCATAAATATGATAAGTAGTTTATCATCAAATCAAGAAAATGAAAGATTTAACTAGCACAATACGTAATTATAATATAAAATTAGAGGTAATATAATGGGACAAATACCTAAAGAACTAAATATTTCAAGATTAGATAATGTAAAACTAACAAATGTGATAATGATAGAAGCTATTGAAGGTTCTGGAACGATGCAAGAGCCTTGTAAAAAAATAATTGCTTTTTATACACTATCTGGTAAATATATTGGTAAGATTACTTTTTAAGCTTAAGTTTAGGCTTATTAGCTAATAAACTAGCCTCATTATCGGCAAATTTTTCAGCTAAAATAAGATGGCATAAATATATTATAAATTTTTTCATATCCTGAATATTATATTCAGGATTTTTCTTTGTGGTATGTGTTTCATCATTACCAATATAACAAGCTGCTCTAGCTAAACTTATAGCTCTAGGATAAGGTATCATCTCTATATTTTTACTTAATTTATTTTTACTAATATCTTCCTTTTTATCAGGAAAAGTATCTTTTAAATAATCTTCTACCAAATATTCTAAAGCTTTTCTATAGCCCATACCAGCGATTTTAGTAAGATTTTCATTTTCAGCTATAAATGATTGATGATAAATCTCATAGAAACTTGGATAAATATTCTTAATTTCTATAGGAATATTTTTATCAGGAAATTTATTTGGAGGATAAATAGATTTTCCAATATATTTCATGCAATAGTTATTATCTAGCTCATAATTTTTAATAAATAGGGTTTTAAATTCAGTAAAAATAAATCTTTTACATAAGGGGCATTGAAAAATACTAGCGATAAAAATGCCTTCTTGAATTTTATTTGGTATAACTTCTATAGGTTTGATACCTGTATTACAGTGAGGGCATATCATAGACTCTTTTTCAGATAATAATTCAGATAAATTTTCATCAAGAGGAATAGACATAAATACACATCCTTGTAAATTTAATATAGATTTATTTAAAATATAAGTAATTAATGTAATTAAGACACTATTGTTATATAGTGCCTTTTTTATTGTAGATATGAGTTAATATGGAATATATGGCGGATTTTTAGATTATAATCCAGGATATTTCTCGGAAAGAATAGCTAGTCCTTGTATAATTGGTGCTGACATAGATTCGATTTCTTGCCAATAAGTAGGAATTTGACTTTGCTCAATGACTTTTCTTGTTTTTTTATCAAGAACAGCATATTGTTCCATTCTGTATAACCAAATATCATTATCACTTAGTCGAACATTCATTTTGGCTACTGTATAAAAATCATTAGTATCTATAGCCATATTAAATACTATTGTTTTGGGATCAGGTTCAAGGATATTATTACGATTAATATCAATATAATATATTGTATTATTACTACTAGCTATATACTCCCATTTAGGAATAATGTCATTATTAATTTCTGCATAAGAAATAGTTGGAAAAAATATAGATAATGCAAAAAAGAATAAAATAAAAAATTTTTTAATCATAGAATCATCTTCATTCATATAAAATTAATATAAATTACCAATTATGATGTAATTTATTTTCAACATTATTTAATCGATTATCTAAATCACTTAAGTTAGTATCAGTATAATAATATCCTTCAATATCATCGATATCATTTCTAGTGTCATCTATATCACTTTTAGCCTTATCAACATCATATCTTGTTTTAGATACTTGGCTTTCAGTTTCTGATAATCGATCTTCTAAGTCTTGAACATAAGTGTCGTTATTATTTGTTGTAGTTTCTAATTTTCCCATACGATATAATAATGAATAAATATCGCTTTGAGATGTTCTAATTTTTTCTGATAAAGTAGCTGTAGTATCTTGCAAAGATTTTATTTGTTGCTGTTGATTATAGATGATACCGCCTAAAATAATAATAAGTATTAAGAATGCTATATTAACTTTGTTAGTATTCAAAATATCACTTCTTTCTTGATACGTTTATATACTTTAATTAGTTTCTTTTACAATATCTCTAATAAATTTATTTAATATTCTTTGACCTGTTCCATCAGCACTAGCAACTTTAAACCTACTAGAGTTTGCTATACGATATTCTTGTCGTTCTACCATTATAGGAGATGAAGGATTTTTTAGATTTATTAATTTCATATTAAATAATACAATGGCGGAGCTATTTATTCGAGTAAATGCACCAATATCAATAATTAACATAGCATCAATATTTGAATTCATTATGTGATTAATCATAGCTTGTTGTTTTTGTTCACTAGTAGCATTTGGTAATGTTTGAATAATTAAGGATTGAATATTGCTTGCTTTTTCGACATTAAACTTATTATCTAATAGTGCTTTATAGCCTAAATTTTCAACAATTAAATTTGTATTTTGATAACCAATATAATCAATACTATTAGGATTTATAGTTGTTAATACTAAAACTTTTTTTATATTTTTTAACTGATTTTTTTGAGATTCGTCCCAATATTCTTGTACATCGTGATCACCACTTAATGCTTTTAGATTTGTACCGATTTTATATCCTAAAGAATAATCATCAGATATATCATATGCAAATGATGTAGTAGGAATCATAAAATAAAATAATAAAAATGAAATAAGACCTAAAATAAAATTTTTGCTCATAATAATAACCTTCTTTTGGGTTGATAAAATTTAATTCTTATTAGTATTTTCTTTAACTTTTTTTAGTAAGCTATTAATTCCCATTCCTGTAAATGCAGTTGCTCCAAATACAAGATTTATAATTATATCTGTTATACCTAAAAAAATTCTTAACATTAAATATTGTAAACTAGGTACATACCAAGTATTAGCCATAATGAATCCATAAACTAAAGTGATAACAATACTTAAAAGAAATGGTAATCTAAAGACATAACTTATAACAAAGATTATCATAGCAAATGTACTATTGATAAATAGAAATTTTAATGATGGGAAATTAGATATAAAAAAATCTGATACAAAAGAAAAACCTAATAATAATAAAGCTATATAAGCTATAAATAAAATAAAAAATATAATCATAATAACACCTCTTTAAATTATTAATAAAAGTTTTAAGTTAGCTTTTTAATAAATCACTTCTTTATAAATTTATTTTCAAGACATAATAGATTACTATTATGTCTTTTTTTATCATCTAAGCTTTTAAGTATTTTAAAATTTCTTTCAAGTTGTTCTTTTAAGCGTTTCTAAGTTTTTCTTCTTCTTTTTGGATAACTGCATTTACTTGATTATCCAAAATTAACTTAACAGTCTCTTTTCTATCTGATGGTAATTGGCGATATTTTTTTATTAATTCTTTTTCATCAGCAGATAATTCAATAATATTATTTGAAATAATATTATTGAATTCTAATAAAGTATTTATATCGACGTTAAAGAATTTTGCAAATGTTATTAGTGTGTTTAAATTAGGTTCTCGTTTTTCTAATTCATACATACTAATAGCACTTCTTGTTAAATTGGTTAATTTTGCAAATTCTATTTGGGACAGTCCCTTTTTTTCTCGTAATTCTTTTAATTTTGTACCAAAAGACATGACAATCCACTCTTTCTATTTTTATATGTTACCACGTAACGTGGTTATAATCAATTTTATCATAAAATTTAATAATATAATTGCCACGTTTTGTTGACAATTGTTTTTAGAAATGTTAATATATTCATGTCAACAAAATGTGGCAAGGAGATGAAAAAATGATAGATCCAGAAATTATTGGAAAGCGTTTATTAATGTTACGGAAAAAATCTAATATGTCTAGAATGGAAGTTGCTAAGTTATGTGCAATAAGCAAATCGGCGGTTTCTATGTATGAAATTGGCAAACGCATACCAAAAGATGATATAAAAATAAAATTAGCAAAATGTTATAATACAACAGTAGAAAAAATTTTTTATCTTTAATAGCCACAATAAGTGGCTATTAATAAATATAATGTATAGCAAGAGCCACGACAGATATGCACTCTAAAAGTAAAAAATAAATGCAAATTCTTTATAATCGTTAAATCATCTTAATAATTTTCCATTGGTATATATATGTATTTGTCGTGGTTCTTGGTGTGCATTAAGTAATAGGAAGTGAGGATTTGTGTTTAATAAAGCATGGTTTTTAAATCTAATAGTATCAAAGTTAAAAACTAAAGAAAAAAAGCCAGTAATTTATAACAGTAATGAACTTATTAGTAAAGAAATTAGTGAATATTATGCGAAGAAAAAGAAAGATCCTAATATAACGCTTGAAGAACTTTTAATGATAGGTGTTATGGAATCATGGGATAGAGCTTATAAAAAAACAAAACGACAAGTAGAAGAAACAAAACGAGTAAATGAGATTTTAGATTGTATAGTATTTGTAGGATTTGTCGTTTTAATAATAATGGGATTGATTGTTCATCCTTTAGCTGGACTTTTAATGATTGTTTGTCTGTACGTACTCTTACTCTTAACCCATTAGCATAAGTAGTAAATTCATTTAGTTGTTTCTTGTCTATACCATTTGCATATTGTTTTATAAGATATTCACGCATTTGAAGATATTGGAGAAGATAATATTTTAATTCTAAATTATAGTTAAAAAATCTTACACAAAGTTCTGTATCAAATTTTATTTGCAATGGTTGTAAGATAAATGGTGTTATTTCTAAGTTTTTATCTTTCATGCTTTGTAAGAAAAATAGATCTGTTTCAAGTGTTTTTTCAAATAATTCTAAAGTGGAAAATAAAATTTTGTTTTTTTCACTACAAGATGATTTATATCCTATGTAAATATTAATTAAACAGGTTATAAAAATAGGAACAAATAATTTAAACATATCATACCAATCTATCATTTTATGAACTCCTTCATTAGTTTTAATATATAACCTACATTATAACTTAAATTTTGATAAAAGGAGCGATTTTATTTTGACGATTTTGTATAAAAAATATGAAGAATTATTAGAAAAAAATAAGGTAACAACATACCAAGTTTGTAAAAAAGAAAATATTAGTAGGGCTGTTATAAGTGCTTGGAAAGCAGGTAGAACAAATCCTAGCATTAATAATCTTATGAAGATTGCTAAGTATTTTGGTGTATCAATAACTTATTTTATTGATGAAAATTAAATAGTATGTAGCATAAGTCCAGCAACAAAAAAGACAATTGAATATAGTGATGATGTTATTAATGACTGTGAAAAGACCTGAATATTTTAGTTTTGATAAACCTATCGTTGCTGGACGTATGGTGCATATTATAAAGCACCATATCTAATTAAATAGATAATCCATATTAAATTATCGTAAATTCCAGTTTATTGATGAAAAATTTAAATAAATGGCGGTATGTATTTAATTAGATAAAAGTTAATGAAGTAATAATCGATCGAAAGAAGGTGAATTTATGTTAAGTGCAAATGCAGTTATTTATGAATTGCAAAATGCTTTAAACATGGCTACAGAGTATATCAAGAAACAAGATGCTGAAATAAAAACATTGAAAGAAGTCGGCAGTATACGAGATATGGCTAAGAGTAAGAATGTGAAAATATCTGAAGCTGGTTTAGTCAGTGTAAATGGAACAGCTTCATTATTAGGAATATCTCCTAGTACAGTAAGAGCTATGTTAGAAGCACACGAATTGCCAGATGTGAAAACAAGAGGTAGAAGACAGGTGCATATTGATGATATTGAGCAATATATCAATAATCAAAGACGTAAGGCAATTTAATTATAAGTGAATATGAGGTGGTATATGTGAGTGATGATAAATTATATCAAGATACTGTAAAAACCATCATTATAACACCATACCAAAAATTAAGAGAACGAAAAGGTTGGACACTTCAGGTAGCAGCAGATTTTTTACAAATTGGTGCTACAACATTAAATCGCTATGAAACAAAAAAAGCCCCTATACCAAAGAAAATCATCAAACAAATGGACGATTTGTATGGTTGTAAGGGCAAGTTAATAGAATATTGGTGGAAAAGTGAATTGTCTAGTTCTAAGAAGTTTAAGTTAAAAATGAAAACCATAATAAGAAAGATGGTGAGTATATAAATGTTGAAAAGATGGTATAGATATCGTAGGATTTTAGGAATTTTGGCGGTAGGAAGTATCGGTCTTATTGGTTTAGGAGCGGTAGATGAAAATAAGCCTGTAGAAGAAATTTATATAGTTCAACCAGGAGATACTCTATGGTCGGTAGCTAGTAAGAATATTACTGATGAAGAAAATATTTTGGCTTATATAAATGAAATGAAAAAAGCCAATCCACATATCAAATCAGATTTGCAGATTGGCGAAAAATTGATTATTAAGAAATATGAATAAATAATTATAAGAAATATGAATAAATAATTAACCGTATAAATAATATAACATAAATATAAAAATAATCAACCGAGAAAATCCGAGTAAATCCGAATAAATACGGGTTAGTCCGAGAAATTCCGAACAAATCCGAGTATTTCCGAGCTAATCCGTATATTTCCGAATAAATTCGAGAAAATCCGAGGAAAAAATGAGTAGATTACAAGTATTTATTTTGGCTGAATTGAATGTAGCACAAGCATTTAAGAAAGTACGTGGAATAACAGTCAAAGAACTTGCTGATAGAATACCGATAAAAAGCCCTGTAGATATTGTGTATAGAAATATAAAGATTTTGATTGATGAAGGTTTTGTAGAGAAAGGTATTAAAGTTGGAAAATCTGACAGTTATTACATTACTGAAGATGGTATAGTTGCATTAAAAAAAGAAAAAAATTAGGGCTGGTTAGATATGATATATAACCAGCCTTTTTACAAACAAAGGAGAATTTTTATGAGTATAAAAGATAAGGTTTTTTATATTGGCATAGGTCAAGGCGGTGGTAATTTAGCTCAAGGATTGGAAAATAAGGGATATCCTACACTAGCTATTAATACAAGTAAAGAAGATTTGAATACACTGACTATCAAGCATAAATATCATATTGTTGGTGGTGAAGGCTGTAGCAAAGATAGAAGCATTGGTCGTGATTTGATAAGAAAAGACTTTCCTAATATAAGTACACAGATAAAAAATCATGCAGGTGATGCAGAAATAATATTTGTAGGATATACAAGTGGTGGCGGTACTGGTAGCAGTCAAGGCCCAGTATTGGTGGATATACTTACTATGCACCCAGATTATAAAGACAAAATCATTTGTAGTGTGGTTATTTTGCCATCAAATAAAGAAAGTATACAAGCAAATTCAAATGCTTATTGTTGTTTTAAAGAAATCAGCAATATAAAAAAAGGTGGGGCTTGCTTTGTACTAGATAATAATGAGTTCAAAGATAAATATGCTATAAATGAAGAATTTATCGCTTATTTAGATGAATTTTTGCATATACCTGCTACAGATAAATCTATAAAAGGCAATATAGATTTTTCAGAAATAAAAAAGGTGTTATCTGCTCATAATATGGCGGTGATGGTGGCTGTACCTGAAGGGGAAAATGCTGTGGCTAGGTTATTAGATAGTCTACAGAGCAATAGTATTTTTGCTAAAAGAGAGCAGGATAATATCCTTCAATATGTAGCTTTATCACTTGCAGATGAACGATTAAACCCTGAAGAAGTAAATCAAGATTTGCAAAAAGCCATTGGCACTCCTATAGATAATTTCACTACATTTAATAAACGTAGTCGTAATTTCATATGTATTAGTGGTCTTACTTATCCAAAGACAAGATTAAAAGATATTGAAGAATTGATTTCTAACAGTAAAGACGCTGTGATGAAAAGCAAGGAAACATCTCTTGAATTAAATGCAGATATGAGTTTTTTACAAACTTCATCAAAAAAAGAAGAAAAAGAATATAAAGAAGAAAGTCTAGAATCTATTTGGGATAAATATATGCTTTGACAATCCGAGTAAATCCGAACAAGTCCGAGCATTTCCGAATATTTCCGAGTAAATCCGAACAAATCCGAATTACTCCGAGAAAATCCGAGTATTTCCGAATAAATCCGAGCAAGACTTCATAAGGTGAAAAGTACTCTTAGGGGGTACTTTTTGCCTTATCTAAATAAAAAAAACAGCCTGCTAAAAGAGCAGACTGCATCTACATAAAAATGCCACTATTAAGCTAAGAAAAGTATATCTTCTATGTGGCATAAAGTCAATTTATGAAAATTTTAAAAGGTTCGTTTGAGCCTTTTACTAGCTCGTTAAAGGTATTATTTAGATGAACAAAATAAAAATGTAATGGTGATTTTATGTCTTATGTGCAGATGAAAGTATATATGAAAAATAACATAGAGGTATACAAATATTATTCGGGTAAGTTGGGCAAGAAAATATATAATGCTCCAGCTCAAAGAAAGACTCCGATAAATCAATTAAAATATCAAGACCAAAAGGCAAGCCGTATTTGTGGTTGGAAAATAGCAGAGAATTTCACTAAAGATGATTTGTGGCTTACTTTGACTTATCCAGCAAGACAACCTATTGAACCAGAAAAAGCGAGAAAGGATATCAGTCTTTTTTTAGCATATCTAAGGCGAGCATACAAAAAAGAAAATATTGAGCTGAAATATATTTATACAGCAGGAAGAACAAAAAGAGGTATGGTTCACTTTCATATGTTAGTAAATAAATTTGATACAACTATCATAGCTAATCTTTGGCGGAAAATATCAGGTAGTGGTATGAGCTTTAAACATTTATTTCTTAATGAATATGGTTATGTGAATTATAAAAAAATAGCAGATTATCTCATTAAAAATAGTCAGGAGACTTTTTATCGTAAAGATAGAATTCATAAAAAGCGTTTTTGTGCATCGTTAAATCTCGTTATGCCAGAGATAAGAAAACAATTGATTAAAGCAAAAGATTGGAAATTAAATCCAAGCTCAATAAAGGGATATTTGGTAGATAAAAATAGTATCTACAATGGTTATGGCTGGTTAGACAATGGTGAGCATTGGGATTGCTGTCGAGTCCAACGATATACATTAATTCATATTGGGGTAATTTGTAATAGGCGAAGGACGAAAAAACATTCATTGCCTAGTATGCCTGAAATATTTAGTGAAGATAATTGGTGGGAAGAAAGAGGAGATGATATTTAGATATGTTAGATAAATCTTATCGTGGATTGATGAATAATAAGCAAGGTAGTTTTTTTGAAAATAGAATTATTGGCGGTTGTATTGGATATGATTTATTCAATAGGGCTTTCATCGAAAAGACACCTGAACCATTTAAAATATCTAAGCCAATTGGTCAAGGTAAGTTTCAAGGAAGTTTCACGAAGAAAGCTCAACCAGATTTTAAAGGTACATTAAAATTTGGTAAGGCGATAGTCTTTGAAGCAAAATACACTTCACAAGATAAAATGAATGCAAGTGTATTAAGCGATGAACAAATAAAATGTTTGAAAAAGCATTATGATTTGGGTGCTATAACAGGTGTTGTTATAGGCATTAAAGAGAGAGCATTCTTTGTGCCATGGCGATTGTGGTCAGTGATGAAAGAAGAATATAATCGAGCTTATTTAAAAATAGAAGATATAAAAGCCTATGAAGTAAAACAAGATTTAAATTGCATAAAATTTTTAGATTTAAAAAGTGGCCAAAAAATAGAAAATATGGAGTTTTATTCTAGGCCCATATCTTGTATTGAGGAGTGATTGTATTGTCAATGATTTTGATAAAGAAGATAACATATGATGGCTTAAAAGGAAAAATAAGCATTAGTTATACAAATGGCTATAAAAAAGTGGATATAAGTGATTGTGAACCACCTCGACCAGAATTTATAAAAGCACTAAAAAAATTATCTGAAATAGGTGTAAGTATATTATCATATCCTTTTTCAATCAAAGATAGATTGATGATAACAGGGGCAAAATTCACTTATGAAAATGATATTGTTGATTCTGTAGTATTTTTGGGGCAATATGTACTGCCTACAAGAGAAGTATTAAAACAAAATTTTCCTAAAAGATATTGTAGACCAGCTAAAAAGAAGATTAATTTATCTGAAGCTGAACAGCAAGATATAGATAAATTTATTGAAGAATGTAAATTATATGTATTAGGTGAAAGAGCTCAAACAAAATTACAGGTAAATGAAAATAAGTGATGATGTGCTCCATCAGTATCAGTATCTAGGAAATGAACATGAATAATGAAGAACATGCTAAAAAAGTAAGAATGATAATTATAAAACGTATGCATAGTAAAGATATATCTATAGCAAAGTTGGCTCAATTATCGCATATGAGTTATAAATCTTTGTATCATTATATCAAAGGCGATAAAGATATACGTTCAGGAGATTTACTGGCGGTACTTTGGGCATTGAAAGCAAAGATATTGATAAAATCGAATGGCGGTGAATAGATGTTTTTTGAATTTAATAATGACATTGATTTATCTATAAAGGTAAATGCAACAAATAATAGATTACCTAGAAGAAAAATACATTATATAAATCTTCAAAGGGCTTATAAATTAAAAAAGAATGTATCAGATATAGTGAGATGTAGAAAATTTATCATGGCAAGTAGAAAGATTGAGTTAAAGATATGGAGAAATAAGGGAAGAATTTTTTATTAAGGTGTGATGAAGATGATAAGAAATTGTATGAAAGAAGTAGCAAATATGTTTGGTCTTGAATTAGGAGATAAATTTAATTTAAGAATAGTTGCTTATGATAAAGACTATGAGCATAATCCTTGTTATTTCAGTGAAGAAGGTTTGATGTCTTGTGAAGATAAAAATGTGCATCTTGTTTTATTGCATTGTATTTTAACTGGTGAGGTAGAAGTAAATAAACTTAAGTAATAATAAAAAAACTCAATAAACTGGAATATTTATTGAGGTGATAAAAATGAGTGAACTTGTTTGTTATGAAGCTTTGAAACTAATTGAAAAAAGATTGAGCCAATATGAACTTATAAAGAAAGCTGTGGCGGATTGTAGAGCAGACCATAGTTATAATGGTAAATCTGGTGGTAAAGGTAAAGCCTTTATTTCTGATCCAACAGCGAATGAAGCCGTTAGTAATATTACACCATTAAATTCAGTAGTAATTGAAATTGATAACAAGATAATTAAAATTAAAAAGCCTGAAAAATGGCTAGAATTGGCAAGAGCTGTATTTGAACATTTTTCAAAACACTGCTCCTGTTCCAGCAAAAGTATCAAGATGATATTATATTATAAATTTATAAGACATAAAAATTATAATTTTATATGTACTAAACTAGAGATAAGTAAAAATAAGTATTATAAAGAATTAGATAAAATACTGTGGTTTTCCTTGTCTTATGCTTGTCAGATAGGACTTATAAAAGTACGTTGAAAATTTATTATGCAAATGAGAAATATTGATATATAATATTAATAAGAGGGGGCGTCTATTATGTGGCACAAAATGAGAAAAATCGTTATTATGGTTAATAAAGGTTTAATTAGTATACAATTAGATAATAAACAAGATTATAAAAAATTTGTCCCTAAAAATGCAAATGAATTATCTCGAAAAAACTGGACTAATTTAGGCTTTAGATTGCGAAAAGCAATGGGAGAAGTAAATAAATAGATGGCAAATAAAAGTAATCAAAGAAATAAACTTGTAACAAGAGAACATAAGGTAGGTGTAAATTGTAATTCTGAAAATGAATTACATGTATTGCAAGCTAAACAGTATGAAGGCCCTATACCTGCAGCTGAAGAACTTCAAAGATATAAAGAAATAAGTCCTGATTTACCTAATAGAATTTTAACTGTATTTGAAGAAGATTCTAAACATACACGAGATATGGGAAAAAGAGCATTAGAGGGAAGTATTAATTTTGATAAAAGAAGTCAACTTATGGCTTTTACTATTATTATTGTAGGTTTATTAGGTACATTCTTTTTAGCTTATTTAGATAAAGATATTGCATCTATTATAACTGGTCTTGGTACAATAGCTTTAATTTTTAAAGGTGTTTTTTCAAAAAACAATAATGGTAAATAATTTTTTATTTGAAAATTATTAAGGCATATGACGAATTAGAGGTCATATGCCTTTTTTATGCTTATTTAATGTAATGAAGTCATATTTGAGTATTTTGCACTGTTCTAATAAATAGATCTAGAATAAATATCATAAAAAATTAGATAAAGTATTGTAAATTATCTGTATTTTATATCTGTCAGATAAGATTTATAAAGGTATGCATTGCAACAGACATTTTTAACAGATATGAAGATAAAATATTGTGATTTAGATTTATTTTAGGCTTATCAAATAGGATTTATAAAAATGAAATAAATGTACGCATTGCAACAAATATTCTTGACAGGAATAAAAATAAAATATATGCTAAGAATGTGTTAATAAATAACACAAAGTTAATAAAAAGCAAGAGACTGCCAATCTCTTGCTTTATAAAGTAGATAATAAGATTAAATACCTTTGCTACGTTAATTATTTTTATTTAGAGTTCTTTATAAATTAGAATAATATCTTTTAGTATTTTTAACACTAGATGTATATATTTTAATATTCTCAAATAAATCACCTCACTTTCAAGAAGGTGATGGTATAATCTTATTATCTAAGATATAGTTTAATACTGCCAATATTAAACTTATCAAAGGAGCCAAAGTTGCCATGCTGGCTCCTTTTTTATTATATATAATTAAGTATTTTAACGCAACTAACACACACTTTTAATAAGACCTAATAAAGTATAATGAAACTTAATAAAACCTAATAAAGTCTAATAAAGTCTATAAAATAAAAAATGTTTTTAATAGATGAATTTAGACATAATGAAAATAATTGTAAAAAAATAAAAAATTTTTATTTTTTCTAGGAAAAATTTACTGATTTTTATGATATAATGATATCAAGGTTTTTTATATCCATTTGAAAGTTATTAAGGCATATGACTAAGATAGAGGTCATGTGCCTTTTTTATGCTCATTTTTAATCAAGGAAGGTGGTGAAATGCCAAATGAAGTAAAAAAATATGAGTTGGCGGAAAAAGATTATAAGAAAGGCATGAAATATGCTGAAATAGCCACTAAATACGAGGTTAGTTTATCTACTGTAAAGTCATGGAAAAAACGATACTGGTCTGATAATGCAACCATGGTAAAAGCAACTACAAAAAAGTTGCAAAAAAATAAAAAGGTTGCAACCTCTAAAACAATAGATATTTCTCCTAATTTAACAGAAGCTGAACAAGTGTTTTGTGCTTATTATGTAGAAAAGTGGAATGGTACTCAAGCTATATTAAAATCAGGCTTAGCCACTAATAAAAAGAGTGCAGCTAAGAAGGCAAATATACTGTTAAAACGTGATGATATTCGTGCTGAAATAAAACATCTTAAAAATGTAATTTGCGAAGGAATAAAAGTAGACATAAATGATCTGCTAAAATATTGTCTGAAAATTATCGGTGCAGATATCGGCGATTATGTAAAATGGGGACAGCGTGAAGAACAAGTAATAGGACAATTTGGGCCTGTGAAAGTAGATGGAAAACCATTAAAAAAGTTGATAAATTATGTTGATTTGATTGATAGTGATTTAGTAGATACATCAGTAATAAATGAAGTGAAAATGGGTAAAGATGGGCCTTCAATAAAAATGATGGATAAAAAATGGGCATGGGAAATCGTGATGAGGTATTTTGATTTGGTACCTAATCTATATCAGCGTGAAATGGATAAACAACGCCTGGTAATTGAACAAGAAAAATTAAATATCACTAAGATAAAATCTACTCCACCGCAACCGCCAGCAGAACCGTTGATTTTACAACCATTTTATGGCAAACCACCTGATGAAGAAGGATAGATTTTTTATCTATGTATAAATTAGCATAGTTTCACAAGCAAGAAAATGCTAATATGTAGGATTCGTTGTATCCGAATTTAAGCCTTTGGAG